AGAAGAAATAGCTGAAACACTTAAAACAATAATTGATAAAGCAAACAAATTTGTTTTTCTAGGTATTGCTACTGATCCTTCTAAAACGATATTAGCAAATGGTGAGAATGCACATTGCACAATCAAACCACTTGAATGGTGGGTAGAACAAGTTAATAAAATTGAAAAGAAAGTATATACACATATACTAACTACTGGAAAATATGAAGGTTATAAAATATTAAACGATGATTTATATTTTAAAATGATATGAGATTAATACAACCTATATTCGCTGGAACACAAACTAAAGAAACTGGTCTTGGAGAACATAATAAAATATACAATGCTTGGAAAGAAGCAGGTGAGAGAGTAAAGAAAGATATTGATTTAGGCGTTAAAGAGTTTCTATTGTTTTATATACCTGAATTTAAGTTAGGTGAAAAATCATCTGGTTGGAGAGAAGGTGAAGGTATTGATGAACATAAGTTTGACCAAGTGTGTGTTACCGCTGCTAGTCTTTCACAAATTATACAACCTCAATGTAGATTGATTGTAGATTTATGTTTATGTCCTTATACGCCTGATGGTCATTGTAATATTACAGGTAACCAAGAATTAACAGACCGTTATCTTAAACAAATGGCAAAAGATATTTACACTGCTTCTGGTGCTACAATAGCGCCAAGTGATTGTGGAGAGAATACGGTTAAGAATATTAAATCTTTAAAAGATGGTAGTATAGAAGTGATGAGTTATAGTACAAAATTTCGTTCTAGTTTCTATGTTGGTTGGAGAGATACATTAGGAATTAAACCAGGTATACATAGACCATATCAATTAGATGTAGAAACTAAAAAAGGTGATATACTTGCAAGAGCAGTTAAGTATAGAGAAGATGGTGCTGATGAATTACTAATTAAACCTGGTATGACAAGTATAGATTTAATTAGTGATATAAAGCATTTTAATTATAATACTCCTGTTGGTGTATATCAAACAAGTGGCGAATGGTTAGGTATTCATACAGAAGATAATTTAAAAGAAACATATCAAGTATTCAAAAGAGCAGGCGCTGACTTTATGATAAGCTACGGTGCTAGGAACTTAATAAATATTATAGATGAATAAGAAATTAAATGATTTGGTATTATTACTTCAATTGATTGTTATAATGTTTTTAGCATATACAATATGGCAATTACAAATTGATGTAGTTGAGTTATATAATATGTTAATTGAGTTAGAAGAATTAATATTAGATACTGGCGAAGATATGGGCGATGTATTAGACAATGGTTGGAATGCGTAATGTGGAAAGTATTTGCTATATTTTGTGTTCTATTACCAGGTGGAGAGTGTGAGAAGAAATATGAATATCCTGAAATCATTTATAATACTAAAGAAGAATGTTTAATCAAAGCACAATGGAAAGCAGACCAAATGATTAAATTTATAGAAGAAAGTGGTTCTGCATTATCTTTCAATATCGGTTGTGAAAAACAGAAAGTTGAAGATAGTCCAGGCCTAAATAATAAAGATGACAAACTTAATTACAATAACAGAAAACGCAAACCAACATCTAACCGAGCTTAGCAAAGAACATAATAAGAAGTATGTTAGACTAGAGGTTAAAGGTGGTGGTTGTGCTGGTTTTAAATATGAGTGGTCATTTGAAGATAATAAAGATGACAATGATGAAGTATTAAAATATGAAAACTTTACATTGTTAATAGATAAGTCTAGCATATTAATGTTAGCAGGAATGACGGTAGAATATCGTAAAGAGATATTTGGTTCATTTTTAGAATTAAAAAATCCAAACGCTACAAGCACTTGTGGTTGTGGAGAAAGTTTTGGAGCATAGAAAGATATAATGACTGAACAAGAATTACAATTATTTGATAATGCTGAAATCAATCTACCTTTAGATAAAGATTATGAGTATCAAATGAATTTGTTAAAGAAACAATTACAAATGATATTAGATGATGAAAGAGGTGATTTAGATTTGTGTAAACAGATTGAAGTATTAACTATTGAAAATAGGATACTAAAAGAAAAGAATAAGTTTTTAAACGATACAATAAAAGACATTGGCATATTGACAAAAGAATAATAAACTGATAAAATAATATTATGACAAAATTTAGAGAACAAACAATCATACCACAAATGGTACATCCAAATATAAATGGAGAAGTACTATACCCATTTGGTCCACCAATCTATCGTTGTGAAATGGATACTAACATAATTGATATGTTGATTGAAGAAGGACAACGAACAAGAAACGATAAAGATAAAGACCATAGACCTAAACTTGCAGGTAATATGAAAAGAGGAACTAGTATTCAATATCCTGCAGGACCAAATAACGAAGTTAGAAATAAAGCTGATAAAGCAATAGTACAAAAAGTTTTTGAATTTTTTGAAATACTACAAACTAACAATGGACCTGCTTGGCCTAATATACAAAAATTGATGATGGGACAATCTGGTGGTATGGGTGCATTAAGATTACAACAACTATGGATAAACTTTCAACAAGCAGGTGACCATAATCCAATACACGACCACGGTGGTGAATTTAGTTTTGTTATCTATGGAGAAATAGATGATGAGATATTTGAAAAGGATGTTCCTGTTACCAATAGTCAACACGCAGGTCAAATCGTATTTCAATATGGAGAAAGAATAACACAATTACAAAGTAATAGTTTTTCTATTAAACCATATAAAGGATTAATGTTTGTTTTTCCTGCTGGTTTAAATCATTATGTACCAGCATATTATAAAGACTTTGAGAGAATAAGTATAAGTGGTAACTATGTATTAGAACAAGTTGACCAACAAAAAGTTAACAATATAAAGTTAGATTTAAATGATAGAAAATAGAACAGAAGAAGAAATCATAGAAAATATAAAACATATATTAGATGAGAAAGTAGCTCCATCAGTTGCCGCTCATAATGGCAAGATTAATTTTATCTCATTTAAAGATGGAGTATTAAAATTAGAAATGGCAGGTAGTTGTTCTGGTTGTGCTATGTCGCAACAAACATTAAGACAAGGTGTTGAGAGTATGATGAGACACTATGTACCTGAAGTTCAGGCCATAGAGTCTGAAGATGATAAGAGTGCTAAAGACCAAGGATATACACCTTGGGCAGTTTAATTATTTCTGTTCTTTATACATTTCTTGCGAATACAAAGATAATATAAACATAGTTATTCCTAACAATGTAAATACACCACACGCCAACCAATCATTATTCATTGGTATGCCTTTATATCCACCATCTATTGCACCAGCGGCAGCAACTAAACATAGTGTACCTCCTACTGACAATGCGATAGTCATATATTCTATTAGTTTTTTCATAATGTTCTCCTTATTGTTATTATTAAGCCGCCTCTAACATTCTCATAGGTACTCTATAAGTTGTTATCTTACATTTAACTAAACAATTTGACCTCATAATTTTAGTAATGACGCCAGGTGTCTTTTTAGTTTTTTGTACGATATTGACATTTGAGCCAACTTTAAGTGTTGATTTAACCTTAACAGCGATTAAATCATTAATATAGTCTTTTGTTAAGTTTAAGTCCGAAACATTAAGACTAGATAATTGTTTATTCAGTTCAGTTAATAGTATCATATTGTCCTTTCTATTTTAAGTACAATGGACCAGTCCATTGGATTGAGTAATTACCATTTAATACATTTCCTCTAGCTTGATTTAGAGCAGGTGCTCTCCAACCAGCAGGTTTCAATATATCGCCTGATTTAAAATGTTTAAAATCTTCTTTTACGATAAAACATTTAACAGAACCGCCATTAGTTATCTTAATATACTTCTGACCTCCTGAAACGGTAAATCCATTTTTATATTCATTATACATCTTATCTCTTACAACATCAACTTTATTATGTCTATTAAAACCACCATAGTCTTCAACCATAGCGTCTATCATAAACTTAATACCTTCATCTATGTTTTTTGCTGTTTTACTTACTTGTATCATTATTTTCTCCCTTTGTTGTTATACCAAATTGTATCATAAGAAGGAATCATCACTCCTCCTTTAGCATTATAAATTGTGCTTCTAGTGTACATAGGTCCTCTAATTGAAAAACTAGCTTTTTCCCAATCATTTAAGTACTTACTAGCATTTACATACTTCTCAAAACTATTTTGAGCAGTTTTAAGAGACTTAAAAGGTCCTTTGTGGTCTGATATACTCTCTAAACCATCAATTCCCATATGTAATTCAGAAACATAAAAATATTTCTTTTCTAGGAACCAATTTTTTTCTTTCTTTTCTTTTGTTATCATTTTTTTGTTCATATACATACTATATTACCTTAAATCCCAATAAATGTCAAGTAAAAAATGAGCAAAATCCAAAAAAAATCAATAAAATCAATAGTTTTTTTACTATTTGTTCTCTTTTTGTTCTCTGGATGTGCCAGAAATGTGCATAATTGCAAGTTTTTTCCCGAATTGACTGAATCTGGCGATGTTGATTCTGTTTCCAAGAAAAATTTACTAAAATCTTTAAATGAAGCAAGAAAAACTTTGCAATTCAAATGTAATTTTTAAAAAAAATAATAAATATAGTAAAAAGAGAGGAAAAATAATGGAAGGCGAATTTAAAGTAAGAATTAATAATAGAATTTTTACTTATAATAATACAAATGATATTCCAAACGAAATTGGAGCATTAATTTCATTTAAACCTGATTATCCAGAACCTCCTCATAATGAAGAACAGCATAATTACATATCAACCTTTGAAAGTAGATTAAAACAATTAATGGAGAGAGAATGCCTGCGATTACGAGGATAGGAGACGCTGATGTTACCCATTGTTCTGGTATGACTAGAGCAGTAGGTAGTGCAAATGTATTTTGCAACGGTATTGCTATTAGTAGGCAAGGTGATGTTAATACAGGTCACAAATATCCAGGTGTACCTTGTCCATCACACGCTCAACCAATAGCAGTAGGTTCAACTACCGTATTTGTTAACGGTGTAGGTTGTGGAAGAATAGGTGACGCAATATCAGGATGTACTTCTGTGGCAGCAGGAAGTCCTAATGTGTTTGCTGGTTAGTGTATAAATATAAGTGTTATGGCATTTTACGATTCAACTAGTTTAAAAAATAAAGATAGAGTAAATCGGTTATATTCTGATTTAGACTTGGATTTTACCCGAAATCCTGTTACCTCGGATATAGTTAAACTGCAAGATGTGGATGCTGTAAAAAGAAGTGTAAAGAATTTAATACAAACAAATCATTATGAGAGACCTTTTCATCCAGAAATAGGTAGTGATGTAAGAGGATTGTTATTTGAAAATATGACACCTCTAACTGCGTTAAACTTGGAAAGAAAAGTTATAGAAGTTTTAACTAACTTTGAACCAAGAGCAAAGATAGTAAATGTTATTGCTCAACCACAAGAAGACGCAAATAGATACCATATACAAATCAGTTTCTATGTTGTCGGTATTTCAACTCCAGTAGTAGTAGAAACATATTTACAAAGGTTAAGATAATATGGCGTGGGTAGATGTACCAGGAAGTAATTCAATATGGCAATATGAAAATACTGCTACGGCAGCAAATACATATCCAGATTCAGCAGATGGCGCTAATTCAGTAATCGCAAGTGGTGTTAGAACATATACTAAACCAGGTGGTGGTACGGTAGCGACATATATTAGATGTAGAACAAAAGCCGATTCAGTTGAAAGAGGCGAGTTATCAAAAACTTACTATGACGGACAATAGGAATAAAAAATGGCAAGCACAAAACTAGATATTTCGGAATTAGATTTTGACCAGATAAAAGCAAACTTAAAAGTATTTTTACAAAATCAAGCAGAATTTTCAGATTATAATTTTGAAGGTTCTGGTTTTTCTGTACTATTAGATACACTAGCATACAATACACACTATCTAGGTTTCAATGCTAATATGTTAGCAAATGAAATGTATTTAGATTCTGCTGATGTAAGAGCTAATGTAGTTTCACTTGCTAAAATGTTAGGTTATACTCCTTCTTCAGCAAAAGCTCCAACTGCTTCAGTTGACATTACCGTTAATGACGCAACAGGAACAACTTTGACAATGAATAAAGGTCAAACCTTTACAACTGCTGTTGATGGTACTGCTTACAACTATATTACTAATGATGAAATTACAATTACACCTGTTGATGGTGTATTTAAGTTTTCAAATGTAACCTTATATGAAGGAACACCAATTACATATAGATATACGGTTGATACGCAAGATCCCGACCAAAAGTTTTTAATACCTAGTGTTAATGCTGATACAACAACACTAAAAATAAAAGTTCAAACAAGTTTAACAGAAACAACTCAAACAACATATACTTCGGTTACAGGTTTAACAAAATTAACTGATACTTCTACCGTTTACTTTTTAAATGAAACAGAAACAGGTAAGTATTGTGTAACCTTTGGTGATGGTGTACTTGGTAAAAAATTATCAACAGGTAATATTGTTATAATGGAATATATTGTTACCAATAAAGCAGAATCAAATGGTGCTAAGACATTTTCACCAGCAGGTAACATTGGAATGTTTTCAAACATATCAGTTTCAACTAATTCTGTATCGCAAGGTGGTAGTGAATCAGAAACAAAAGAGAGTATTAGATTTAATGCTCCTTTACAATACTCAGCGCAAGATAGAGCAGTAACCACTTCTGATTATGAAACAAAAGTACAATCTTTATATCCAAATGCTATTGCTGTAAGTGCTTGGGGTGGTGAAGATGATGAAACACCAATTTATGGTGTTGTTAAAATTGCAATTAAGGCAGCTAGTGGTTCTACTTTAACTACTCAAACAAAAGCAGACATTGTTAATAAACTAAAAGAATATAATGTTGCTTCGGTTACTCCACAAATAGTGGATCCTGAAACAACAAGTATAATATTATCTACAACTGCAAAATTTAATTCTTCAGCAACTACTAAAGACGCTGAAACATTAAAAGCAAATATTACAAGCAACTTAATTGCTTATAATGCTTCTACACTTCAAAAATTTGATAGTGTATTCAGACATAGTAAAGTTTCTACATTAATTGATAATGTTGATAGTTCAATATTGTCAAACATAACAACTTTAAAGATAAGAAAAGATTTAACACCTTCTATTGGTAGTTCATTAAAGTATAATGTATATTTTAGAAACGCATTATACAATCCACATATGGGACATAACGCAACAGCAGGTGGTATACTATCTTCAACAGGTTTTAAAGTAAATGGTTATAGTGAAGAACAATTTTTAGATGATGATGGTAATGGAATAGTAAGAAGATATTATTTGTCAGGTGCAACAAGAGTTTATTCAAACTCAACGCAAGGTACAATAGATTATACGACAGGTGCTATAACAATTAATTCATTACAGGTGACATCAATTTCAAATATAAGAGGAAGTGCTTCAAGTGTTATAGAATTAACCGTGCAACCTGATTCCAAAGACATAGTACCAGTAAGAGACCAAATAATAGAAATAGATATTGCTAATTCTAATATTGCGGTTGAAAAAGATACTTTTGTTGCTGGAAGTTCAGACGCTGGAGTTGGTTACACTACAACAAGCTCTTACTAATAAATGGCAAAGTTTACTAAAAAGATTACCAGTCTTATTCAAGGTCAGGTACCTGAATTTGTAATATCAGACCATCCTCAATTTGTAGAATTTCTAAAAGCATATTTTACATTTATGGAATGTGCTGAATTGGGTATTACTGAATCTGAATCAACAGAAGGTATCTTATTAGAAACAGAAACAGGTCAATCTAACAGATTATTGTTGGACGCAAGTAGACTTGGTTCAGAAGCAACTCAAATAGACGCTGGCGATAAAGTTTTACAAGAAACTTCCACTTATGGAAAATTTACTTTCGGCGAAATCATAAAAGGTCAAACTTCTAATGCTCAAACTGCTATATTAGCAGAAGATTTAAAAAATAATAGATTATTCATAAATGCAAATGATAAATTTATAGATGGTGAGACAATTGTTGGTTTAACTTCTGGTGCTTCAGGTATTGCAGGAAGTTATAGACCAAATCCAGTAAAATCAATCCAAGAATTATTAAACTTTAGGGATCCCGATAAAGTTATACAACATTTCTTATCTCAATTTAGAAACGAAGTCTTAAATACAATTCCAGAAGACTTACACGGTGATATTAACAAAAGAGAATTAATTAAAAGAGTAAAAACTTTATATCGTACTAAAGGGACTGCAAAAGGACACGAATTATTTTTTAGATTGTTATTTGGTGAGAATTCCGAAATATTTTATCCAAAAGAACAAATGTTAAGAGTATCAGATGGAGAGTTTACTTCTAACCA